TAGTAGACAATGAGCCTAAGAAAGAATCTGTGTATGTTACTATACCTACTAACATAGATCCTTCACGCTACATTAAAACTGCTGCTTCTATTTACAAGTATGAGAATTTTTCTAGCTGGTCAGATCAAAACATTGAAGCTGTAGCGGAAAGCAATTACAAGGAGTTTATTGCTAAGAATTCAAAGTCTGTTAATCAAATGGTTGCTAACTTTGAGATGAAGCGCAAAGCGTCTCTCTATATCAAAGCTAAAACATCTAAGACTGGCGACCTCGATGACAAGCGGTTGTGGTCTTACAAGACTTCCGACAATCTGTTCAAGCAAATCACTACTATACCTGAAGGCAAGAATCATGGTATGATTATGTATCTCGACATGTCAGGTTCTATGTATCCTAATATGCGAGGCACTATTGAGCAGTTAATTCGGCTGTCAATGTTCTCTCGTAAAGTCAACATTCCTTTCGAAGTGTACGGCTTTACTTCTATAAACGGATACAATCATACTATGCCAGTTGGCGCTAAAGACAAGGACTACTTCTTAGAAGACCTGACTCTTACTCATTTGTTGTCATCTAGTTTTACTAAACAACAAACTGAAATGGCATACAAGTGTTTGCTACTGTGGCGTGATAGTTTTCGCACTCCAACAAATTATAGAACAGATATCCGTGTCGATCATCACGGCTTTGATATGGGCGCTACGCCTCTAAACGCAACATTAGTTGTAGGTCTTGAGATCGCAAAACAATTTCGTAAAGCAAATCGTATTGAGGTTCTTAACACTATCATTCTTACTGATGGCGAGGCGACTGACTATGCTACATATTGGAAAACTGTTGAAGATGCTGATCGTCTTCGTGAGAGTTCAAACTGGGGTGGTCGAGCACCAGTAATACTAAAGTACGGAAGCACCGTAACGCCTATGTATAAAACAGGCTGGGCGCATCCAAACGCTATACTAACTGCTACTCTTATTGATCTCTATAAAGAGGTTACAGGCTCTAAGGTAATAAACTATCACTTGATCGCAAAGTGGAACAAGCGAAACATTGAAGAGTGTAAGAGTTTGTTTACTATTAACCACGAGGGCGACCACTACACTGAATGGGATCAGATTATGTCAAATCGTTCTACTGGTCTGCTAGAGGTTAAAGACACCGTTGGATTCGATGTACGTTACATTATCAATGGTTCAGACTTATCAGTCGATGCCGAGCTGGAAGTAAAGTCTAAAACCAGAGGTGATTTACTTCGAGGATTCAAGAAATTCGCTGGAAATAAGGCTCAAAATCGACTATTTGTCCAGAAATTCTCATCTCAGATAGCGTAAGTCGTTGATTTATAAGAGAGAAATTAGTGAAATTAATGCTTGACAAATGCTGTACCACTTGCTATAATGTATATGTAAACTGAAAAAACAAACTTTAATTATGTCTGTGAGGGACAATATTATGATGAATACTACCGATCGAGAATTACTTATATCTTCAATTCGTGCCAAGCATGGTTCAGAAAATGTTTCTAGAAAACAAATTCTTTCTATTGTCGAAGAGCACAACCTATCTTATCCTGCATGGATCTTAAATGAAAGACGACTAAAAGTTGGTCGTGGCTTATTTGATTTAACCGAGATGTTTCAAGGCAATGCAGTAAAAAAAGCAAAATCTCCAGCACCTAAAATTGTAGTAGATAATACTACATCTGTAGTGAAAAATGTTACACAGGCAAAACTTACAGTGGAAATCCAAAACTTAATTCCAGAAAAGGATGATACCTTTGTTCCCTTTGGCTTCTATACGGATCTCAAAAAGATTCTAACAGCCAAAATCTTCTACCCTGTATTCATTAGCGGTCTGTCAGGTAACGGTAAGACTACAATGGTAGAACAAATTTGTGCGAACCTCAAGCGGGAGGCAATTCGTGTAAACATTAGTGTTGAAACCGACGAGGATGATTTAATCGGTGGCAACACACTAGTTGATGGTAACGTAGTCTATCGAGAAGGGCCCGTCCTCACCGCTATGAAGCGGGGCGCAGTTCTCATTTTAGATGAAGTAGATCGTGGATCGAATAAGCTGATGTGTCTCCAAGCTGTCCTCGAGGGTAAGTCCTACTTCAATAAAAAGACTGGCGAAACCATAACTCCTGCTAGCGGATTTACTATCATGGCAACGGCTAATACAAAAGGCCGTGGCTCTGATGATGGTAAGTTTATTAGCGCCCAGTTACTTGACGAGGCTTTCTTGGAGAGATTTGCCATCACCGTTGAGCAGGAGTACCCTACACTGTCAGTTGAGAAAAAAATCATTCTCAACAAGATGGAACGTGCAGGGTGTGTCGATGAGGACTTTGCTACACATCTCGTCACATGGTCTGATGTTATCCGTAAGACCTTTAATGAAGGTGCAATTGATGAACTCGTCAGCACTCGAAGGCTGGAACATATTGTGAATGCTTATGCTGTTTTTAATAACAAGCTCAAAGCAATCACCCTATGTACAAATCGCTTTGATGAGGACACTAAACAAGCCTTCATCGACTTGTACAGCAAGGTTGATCCTTCAAACGAAGAGCAGCCTACTTTGCAACAAGAAATGGCTAACAGCGAATCAGAGGTATCATTTTAATGGGAAAGAAAATCTACAAGTTTCGTGAAGATGAGTTGATTGAGGAGTTTAAGAAGTACATCGACTCTACTTACAATGCCCACTACGGTCAAGGCGGACTTCAGTCCGCCGAGATCATTGTCGATAGAGGACACGGTGACGGATTCTTTCACGGCAACATCGACAAGTACAATGGTCGATATGGTAAGAAAGGTGAAACGCCAGACGAGTGGCGAAAGGATATTGTGAAGATTATTCACTACGGTTTCTTGGCACTGTATGAGCATGATAGAAAATATGCTGATGAGAAAGTTACCATTTCTTATAAATAAGATAAGTTAAACAAACCATTTCAGGAGATATAAGAATGGCTTTTACTGTAGAATACACCTTCACTCGTCCTTCTACTGATGTAGATTGGACTTATGAGTTTGCGGCAGATCAGCAAACTCAAATACAGGCCTTGAGAGAAACGCACAACATTGTAACCGAAGAATCTACTTCCTCAGATGATCTAGTATACAAGCTAAGACAAACTGCATCCAATTCTGACAAGTATAATGTTTTTTATAACACAGCACAACCAATTTGGGAAGCAGCTGGAATTGTTTATAAGAGTGAACAAGCAGGAATTACTCTTTCATTAGATATTGTAGAAAATTCTTAACGCTTGACTTTTTATTATGATGTCTGTATACTGTACAGACAATATTAACTTTGTGAGATTATATTATGAAAATTAGTAACGATACACTTTCTGTCCTTAAAAACTTTGCTGCGGTGAACACGAATCTTCTTGTTCGTCAAGGCAATACTCTCTCTACTATTAGCACAGGCAAGAACATTTTTGCTCGTGCTACAGTAGCAGAGACCTTTGATCGTGAGTTTGCAATTTACGATTTGAACAGCCTTCTAGGCTTACTGACTCTCATGGAAGATACCGAAGTAAATTTTGGTGATGAGTCTATTACAGTGTCCAAGGATCGTAGTTTGTTTGAATACTACTACTCTGATCCTGAGATCATTGTTGGCGCACCCGACAAGCAAATCGAAGTTGATGATTTCTTCAGCTTTGATATGTCAGCAGAAGACCTGAGCATGATTCAAAAAGCAGCAGGCATTACCGCTGCTCCTATGATGAGTGTTGTAGGTGATGGTACAAACGCTACTCTCACTGTAGGAGATCCTGCTACACCGAAGAGCAATAGTTTCAAGCAAACTATCACTGAAACTGATAAGACTTTCAAAGCGCATCTGCAAATTGAAAATCTCAAAGTTCTTCCTGGTGACTATCGTGTTATAATTTCTCAAAAGAAATTCATGCATATGGTAAACACCAAGACTGATGTTAAGTATTGGTTGGCATTACATCAATCGTCTGAGGTGTAATATGAATGACTTTCAATTGAACGTAAACATCAGAGAAGCAGTCAACGGTTGGTTAGTTGAATTTACAAAGGGAGATGACACAGTTGAGTATGTCTATTCCCGACCTGGACCTGCTATTAGTTTCGCAAAGAAAGTAATGACAGGTGACGTAGAAATTTTTGGAGACGAAAATGAGTAGAAAGCAAATAATAAAATGTCCAGAGTGCGGCTCATCTATAGTGAAGGAACGTAATGGTACTTTTGTTATTCCTTGTGATTGTTTTGGTTATGAACTGCCTCCCAATATAGACGACTTAAAAGTCGAAGAGGAAGGCAGACACATACAACTTGATCTCAGTGATACTACTAAATCTACAGAAAAGTTTGGTAGTTAATTTAATATATATTATGAATGGTGTGAACAATGAAAGATCATTTTCTCTGGGTCGAGAAGTATCGGCCTCAAACTATCGAAGATTGTATCCTACCTGAAAAAACAAAAGCCACATTCAAAGAGTTCCTAAAGAAAGGAGAAGTATCAAATCTTCTCCTTTGTGGTACTGCTGGCACAGGTAAGACTACAGTTGCACGAGCCTTGTGTGAAGAACTAGGTTGCGATTACATCGTTATCAATGGTTCAGATGAAGGTCGTCAAATCGATACCCTCCGAACAAAAATCAAAAGTTTCGCCAGTGCTATCTCATTTGAGAGCAAGACTAAGGTTGTAATCATCGATGAGGCAGACTATCTAAATCGTGAGTCAGTACAGCCAGCACTTCGAGCATTCATCGAAACATTCTCTGAAAACTGTCGCTTCATCTTCACTTGTAACTACAAGCAAAAGATCATCGATCCTCTTCACAGTCGAACTACAGTCATTGAGTTTAGAACTGACAAGAAAGATCAGCCTGTACTCGCAAGTAAGTTTATGAAGCGCATGAAGTATGTCCTTGATGCTGAAGGTATTACATACAAAGACAAAGTTCTCGCTGAACTTTTAATGAAATACATTCCAGATTATCGCCGTGTGCTCAATGAGTTGCAGCGTTATAGCTCATCAGGCACTATCGATGAAGGCATTCTTAGCAATATATCTGATATAAATACTAAAGACCTTATCTCTTCATTGAAAGAGAAAGATTGGAAGAAGATGCGTCAGTGGGTTGCTAACAATGTTGATACTGACCCTCAAGGCATTTTTCGTTACATTTATGATTCGTTGCTTCCTGAGATTAAAACAATCCCTCAAATGGTTTTGTTGATTGCTGACTATCAATACAAGGCAGCATTCGTAGCAGATCAGGAAATTAATCTCACTGCTTGTCTAACTGAAATCATGGCAAGCATACAGTTTAAGGACTAATAAATGAAATGGCCAAGAAACGAAACTCAAATTAAAATCAGACTCATTTTCAAATCAGGACACACGCATGATATGTGGA